TGCGCACTCATCTGCTGGCCACCATTGCCGAACTCAAGCACAACCCTGACCGGTTGTTGATCTTCATCGACAATGGGAAGGTTCGCTGCACCGCTGCGGCGAGCCTATCGTTCGAATACAGCTTCGACCTGCAGATCATCCTGACCGACTTCGCCGGCCACCCCGACAGCGTCATGCTGCCGCTTCTCGGTTGGTTAAGCGTGCATCAGTCTGAGTTGCTTGAGAACCTGAGCAAGTCCGCCGACGGCATCCGGTTCGAGGCGGATATTCTCGACAACAGCAAAGTGGATATGAGTTTGACGCTGCCACTGACTGAGCGTGTGGTGGTGGGCAAGGACGAAGAAGGCAACATCACCATCCGCCATCCTGGTGAACCACAGCGAGTCGCCGCATTTCTCGACCCTAACTGGATGCCCGTCGCTCACGGCACGCGCAGCGAATGGGTCGTTCCTTTATGAGCAATCGACTGGAAGCGCTGGAAGATTGGGCGTCCGGTCTGCTCGGGCAACTTGAGCCAAAAGCGAGGAGGAAACTCGCACACAGTCTTGCCCAGACGTTACGCCGCAGCCAGCAGCAACGAATCTTTGCCCAGCAAAACCCGGACGGGACTAAGTACATACCGCGTAAAAAGCGCAACCTGCGAGGTAAACAAGGGAGGGTGAAGCAAAACGTTCAGATGTTTCAGAAGCTGCGCATGGCAAAATTTTTTAAGGTTCAAGGCGACGGAAACGGTATCAGCATTGGATTCACTGGTCGGGCTGCTCGGATCGCGAGCGTGCATCAGTTCGGACTGAGCGATCGCGTTGAATATCGCGCTCCAAAGGTGCGATACGACAAAAGAAAGCTGCTTGGATTTACAGACGCAGATTTAGATTTGATCCGCGATAGCCTACTCTGTCACCTAACGCGTCGCTGAATTTCCATTCTCATTACCATTCATAATGTGCAATGCTTACTATCGAGGATACGGTTGTGCCTTAGGAGAGCAATATGGAAGAACAGAAAACAATTCTCAAAGCGCTATGCCCTCGCTGTAAGGGCGAAAGGAATTGTCAAGTACACGGTTTCGTTAACGTCCCTTGGGAAGTTGGCGATCAGGTGAATTATCATTGGGGAAGAGATGAGTCAAAACTTCTGCAGTGCTGTGGTTGCGAAACTGTATTCCTGCACATACAAAGTTGGGACAGTGAACTTTTTGAGATCGAATATGATTACGCCAAACGGGACCAAGTACAAGTTCCAGTTATAAAAACAACTACGTTCCCTGCCCCTGAAGTTGAACAGAATCAAAAACCTGACTGGATTTGGGAGATCGCAAAAATCGACCCCCAGCTTCATAAAATTCTAGACGAAACCTACACAGCCTATGAGGCTAGCTCTCTGATACTTGCGGCAGTCGGACTGCGAACAGCTTTTGATCGAGCTACTGAAGTGTTGAAAATCGATCCTGGTCACACATTGGACGAAAAAATAAAACAACTTCAAGAAAATGGTTTTATTGGAGAAACTGAAGCATCCACTCTGGGAGTAGTTGCAAATGCTGGAAGCGCTGCTGCCCATCGCGCATGGTCTCCAGACGAAACAGAGTTTCAAACCTTACTTACCGCACTTGAGCAGTTTCTACAGCGCACTGTAGTCAGTGGAAAAAAGGCCCTAAGCATCGCCAACAACATCCCACCACGTCAGCCCCGACCAAAGAAGCTCGGCAATTAAGAACACCTACAACTCGCATCGCCACTGTATTGTAAATGCATGCTCTCTCCCTCATTTTTTTCATTGAAACACGCAAGGCGCTACCATCAGCGCCAGGCGTAATCTCCAGGCACACTTACCAACTTGGCGCATCATTCACCGCTGTTATCGGCTCTAGCATCGAAGTAAAAAGCGGTTTTTTAGGATAAATTTGTAATCTTATAAACGAGTCAACAGCAAAAAGCCCAGGATAAAAGACTCCCTCATTTTCATCGTCATACATCGGATAATATTCGGGAGATGGGTATAGCTCACCCACAATCGGTGAATTGTAAGCAAAATCATCACGAAAACCAATATATGGCTCAAGCGCGACACGAGAATTCTTATTTCTCACTTTTATTATATAATTTGCTGCTTGTACCAATCTGTAGAACAGCGCGCGAAGCACACCTTTTCGGTATTCAATAAATCTACCTTTATGTTCATAAGCAAGATGAGAAACTCTAACCACATAGGTCCATTCACCGCGAACATCGCATTCGCTCTCATCATATTGATAGCATGTAGCAAGGACATCGTATGCCACTTTATTGAAATTTAGAACCGCCGCATGTAAATCGACCGAAAGCCCCGAATTTGTGCAATCATCTAGTACCTCATCACATTTCATAAGGTATGTTTTAAGCTGATGAAGGAACACTTCAGAGAAACGCAAGTTAAACGTCGCCATTGGCAACTGATTGCAATGATAGCTCATCTTCCCCGGATTAAGCTCAAACTTCCAAAAATCAAAAAAATACTCCTCAGCCTTGAACTCTCGCCGAAACATCCAAGAATAATGTTTTTCAAAAATATCCGTATGCGATTCTAACTTCTCAACTATATCCGCCCACCCAAACACCACTACTGAGAACAACCCTAATTTTTCATGTTCCTCAGTGATTTCCCTAGCCCTGGTTTCTACTTTCACATCCTTCGGACCGGTAGTAGCCACTATGAAAACTTTCAGACTCGGAGAGTAGCTCTTCGCATTCTTAACTTCTGACTCTAACTCAGTGATAGTCAGTTTTTTTTGCGAATAATTATCTTTTCCTTTGCATTGAACCCCGCACACGCCTCCACTACCTAATAAATTTTTCCCCGACACGTCCACGCCATGCTGATTTTGACCTCCACGACCATTTTTTTGGGTGTTTTCATCACCCCATATTTTTGACCACAGATCACAACATAATCCTTCAAAATCTTGCCATTTCACAGGTGCCGGAATTTGGCTTGCGGAAATACCTATCACATTTAACCTCCCATCAGCTCAACATATGGATAACGTTTTTCACAAAAACTCATGCTTCATCACGCTTTTTTACTACGACACGGCAGAACATCCACTAGTTGGTGATGACGCACTTCTCCACCAACCGTTGAATCACAGTGTCGGGCTCTTTCTTTTACTCAAAGATCTGCCTTAATGTACCTCAACCCGATACAAGTCAACGGAAGTGTGCTTCAGTTCCCATGACGCCACCATCGAAGTCATGAACGACTTCGCCACCCTCGCCCGCCTGATCGAAAACCTCATCCGCCTCGGCACCATCACCGAAACCCAGATGAAGCCCCCACGCGTGCGAGTGAAAACCGGCGCGCTGACCACCGGCTGGCTCCCCTGGATTGCCCCGCGAGCAGGTGCCGACCGCGAGTGGACCCCGCCGACCGTGAACGAACAGATCATCCTGTTCAGCCCTTCCGGCCAGCTCGGCAACGGTATCGTTCTCACCGGCCTGTTTTGCGATCACATCCCCGCCAACGGCGACCGCGAAGGCCTGCACCGCCACACCTACCGCGACGGCGCCGTCATCGAATACGACAGCATCGCTCACCACCTGAGCGCTACCCTGCCCGAGGGCGGAACAACCAATCTGGTCAGCCAAGGCGGTATCCGTATCGTCGGCCCAATTACCCACGAAGGCGACTACACCCAAACCGGCAATCAAACCATCACCGGCAAAATCTCCGTCTCGGTGGATGTGGTCGCAGCCAACATCAGCCTGGTCAACCACCACCACGGCGGCGTCATGTCTGGCGGCGGCATAACAGGCCAACCGCAATGAACCGAGAAACCGGCACCGCCCTCGACCAGGTCGAACACATCACCCAGTCCGTCACCGACATCCTCACCACTCGACTCGGCACCCGCGTCATGCGCCGCGAGTACGGCAGCTTGTTGCCCGAGCTGGTGGACCAGCCGTTCAACGACTTCATCCGCTTGCAAGCCTACGCCGCCACCGTCATGGCGCTAATGCGCTGGGAACCACGCATCAGCCTCAGTCGTGTGCAATTACTCGGTGCCACGTTGGCAGGCCAATCAACGCTGGACCTTGAGGGCAGCATCGTCGATACCAACGAGCCGCTGAGCCTCAGCGTTCCCTTGCGACTGGGGGGCAGCGCTTGAACACCTTCGTCGCCATCGACCTGAGCCAGCTCCCGGCACCGCAGGTCGTCGAACAGCTCGATTACGAGCAGATCCTTGCCGAGCGCAAGGCGTACGCAATCAGCCTTTGGCCAGCCGAGGAACAGGCCGAAATCGCGGCACGCCTGAACATGGAATCCGAACCGCTGACCAAACTGCTCGAGGAAAACGCCTACCGCGAGATGATCTGGCGCCAGCGGGTCAATGAGGCATCAGCGGCGAACATGCTCGCCCTGGCCAAGGGTGCCGACCTGGAGAACCTGGCCGCCAACTACAACGTCAAGCGCTTGGTCATTCAGGTCGCCAACCCTTCGGCCATACCGCCCATTCCCAAGTTGATGGAAAGCGACGACAGCCTGCGCGAGCGTGCGCAAATGGCTTGGGAAGGGCTCAGTACCGCCGGCCCGCGCAACAGCTACATATTCCACGCACGTTCCGCCGACGGTCGTGTGGCCGACGCCACAGCAGAAAGTCCTAATCCGTCGGAAGCGGTCATCACCGTGCAATCGGCCCTGGGCAATGGCAGAGCCTCGACGGATCTGTTGACCACCGTGGAAGCCTACCTAAGCGACGATGACCGCCGCCCCTTGGGCGACCGCCTGAAGGTTCAAGGCGCGCAGATCATCAACTATGAAATCAGCGCCGAACTCTACCTGCTGACATCAGGGCCAGAGTCAGAGCTGATCCTGAAAGCGGCCAAAGCACGGCTTCTGAAATTTGTGCATCAACGCCGTCGGCTGGGGTTGGAGATATCCGAATCCAGACTCCACGCCTCACTGCACGTCGAGGGTGTGCGCAAGGTGGTGCTGAACGATTGGGACGACATTGTCGCCACTCCCTACCAGGCGCCGTACTGCACTGACATCGACCTGTCACTGGGGCTTGATGATGACTGACCTGTCACTGCTCCCGCGCAACGCCACACCACTGGAACATCAAGCTGCTCAGGCCATGGCCCAGATCCAACGCGTTCCCATCCCGCTGCGCCAGCTCTACAACCCAGACCTCTGCCCCGTGCCCTTACTGCCCTATCTGGCCTGGTCTTTTTCGGTAGACCGCTGGGACAGCCAATGGCCCGAAGCGGCCAAGCGTTCAGCCATTCGCTCCGCGTACTACATCCACTCGCGCAAAGGCACCCTCGGCTCACTGCGCCGCGTCGTCGAGCCGCTGGGATTTGTGATTGAAGTCGTGGAATGGTGGCAGACCATCCCGCTCGGCCCCCGCGCCACGTTTGCCCTGAACATCAGCGTGTCCGAAACCGGCATCACCGAAGAGATGTACCAGGAACTGACCTGGCTCATCGACGACGCCAAGCCCCTCACCCGTCACCTGAACAGCCTCGACATCATTCTGGAAACCCGCGTCGATTCCTATGCCGCAGTGGCCATCGATGACGGCGACGAAATTGATGTTTATCCGTGGGTGAACCCGGACATCGATGTGTTCGTTCAGGGCTATGGCGGTGCCAGCATTTACACCCTCGACGAACTGGATGTGTACCTTCATGGTTGATAAGAACACCCTTTTCGGCGGCATGCTCACCACCCTCGGAGCCGCCAAGAAAACCAACTGCGACGCTCTCGGCGTTCCTTGGGAGCCTAGATACATGCTGATCGGCGATGCCCACGGCGACGATCCTGTACCGAATCCGTCACAGACACGGCTGATCCATCAGGTACATCGTGCGCAGCTCAATCAATTGCGCGTCTCCCCCACCGATTCGAATGTGTTGATTGCCGAAGTGGTGTTGCCTCCTGAAGTGGGCGGCTGGTGGATGACGGAACTGGCCCTTGAAGATAAGGACGGCGTGTTTTCGGCAGTGGCGAATCTGGCGCCCAGCTATAAACCGCTGCTGGCCCAAGGATCGGGGCGCAATCAGGTGGTGCGGATGCACATCATCACCAGCGGCACCGCCAACATTCAATTGAAAATTGACCCCTCTGTGGTGCTCGCCACCCGTGACTTTGTAGAGCGCTCTCTACGAAATGCACATGCGCGGCCCTACACCCTGATTCGCGAAAGGAAAACCCTCACCTCTGAACACATGGGTTTGGTGCTCTGCGACGCCAGCAAGGGTGCCGTGACGATAAGGCTACCGCCCTCTGATGCGAAACTCGCGAGGCGAGAAATTCTGATACGTCGCAAAGACCATTCCGGACATCGACTTGTTGTTGAAGCCAACGGAACAGATCGCATCCTGTTTCATACGCATCTTTCCGATAACGG